AAAGCTGCTGCACGTGACAACACATGTATGTACAACTGTAGCTACCTACCCGTAGATGACCCTAAGTCCTTTGATGAGGCTATGTTCATCCTGCTTTGTGGTACGGGGGTTGGTTTCAGTGTTGAGCGTCAGTTCATCAGTAAGCTCCCTGATGTCCCTCCCCTCTTTGATAGCGACACTACGGTTGTCATTAAGGACAGCAAGGAAGGTTGGGCGAAAGGGTTCAGACAAGTTTTAGCACTCCTATGGGCTGGTGAAATCCCTAAGTGGGATGTTAGTAAGGTACGTCCTGCTGGCGCAAGGCTCAAGACATTTGGTGGTAGAGCCTCTGGTCCTGCACCATTGATTGATCTGTTCATGTTTGCAGCTAACACATTCAAGGCTGCTGAAGGTCGCAGGTTGTCTAGCATTGAGTGTCACGATCTGATGTGTAAGATTGGTGAGGTAGTGGTAGTAGGTGGTGTACGCCGCAGTGCTATGATCTCTCTATCTAATCTGTCTGATGATCGTATGCGTCATGCTAAGTCAGGTAACTGGTGGGAGAATGCAGGGCATCGTGCCTTGGCTAACAACTCAGTGTCCTACTCAGAGAAGCCTGATAGCATTGCTTTCATGCGTGAGTGGACAGCACTGATGGAAAGCGGAAGTGGTGAGCGTGGTATATTTAATAGAGAAGCTTCGGTTAAGCAAGCAGCAAAGAATGGAAGACGAGAGACTTGCTATGAGTTCGGAACCAACCCATGTTCGGAGATCATTCTACGCCCGAATCAGTTCTGTAATCTCTCAGAGGTTGTCATCCGTGCGACAGATGGTCTGGAAGACATTGCAAGAAAAGTCCGTGTTGCAACTATACTTGGAACAATTCAATCCACCTACACCCACTTCCCATACTTGCGAAAAGTGTGGCAGTCTAATACAGCAGCAGAACGTTTGCTTGGTGTGTCACTCACAGGGATAATGGATAACCCTCTGATGACTATGGACAACGAAGGACTGGCTGATACATTGGAGTACTTAAAAGATGTTGCTGTCTCTACTAATGCTGAGTGGGCTAATCGCCTTGGTATACCTGTCGCAACTGCTATTAGTTGCGTTAAGCCCAGTGGAACTGTCTCACAGTTGGTGGATAGTGCGTCTGGGATTCATGCTCGTCACTCTCCTTATTACATACGAACTGTACGAGGTGATAACAAAGACCCTCTGACACAGTTCATGATTGATCAGGGTATCCCTAGCGAGGCTGACGTTATGAAGCCTGACCAGACTACAGTGTTCAGCTTCCCCATGAAGTCACCCGATGGTGCTATTCATACCGCTGACATGACTGCACTAGAGCAGCTAGAGATGTGGCTGATGTATCAGCGTCATTGGTGTGAGCATAAGCCTAGCGTGACGATCAATGTCAAGGCAGACGAATGGTTTGAGGTAGGTGCCTTTGTGTATAAACACTTTGATGAGATGTCAGGTGTGTCGTTCTTACCCTTCAATGAGCACACGTATCAACAAGCACCATATCAAGACGTAGATATTACAACATACAGAAATCTTAAATCTCTGATGCCTTTGTCTATTGACTGGACTAAGCTATCATCCTACGAGGTGGAAGATAATACATCAGGTATGCAGACTATGGCATGTACTGGTGATGTGTGTGAGATGGTGGACATTACGTAACCGGGGGGTCTTCCTGAGCAAGAAGCAAACTGCTCACAACAGAGGAGTAATATTATGTATGTATACTTAGTAGTACTAATGCTTAATGGTTTGTATTCAGTTCAGGCACCTAACATGGTGTTCCCTGATAAGGATACTTGTGAACGAGTCAGAGCAATCAACACCAAGAAACTTAGGGACAAAAGTCCTACACCAAATGCAAAGTACTATGCTATTTGTGTGCAGATACCAAAGGATATAGACGCTTAATGCAACTAGAACTATTTGAAGCTGTCAAAACTGTCTGTGAGAATGGCCTTGAATGTAATAACTGTGGTGTTGTACAACCTGTAGAAAACTTTCAACACATGGTATCAGGTGAGATAAAAAGAAAGTGTAGGAGTTGCGCACGTAATCAATCTAGGTTAATCAAACATCTAAAGACACTACATCCGTACCCTGATGAGGGCTATACCTGTCCCATCTGTGATCGTACTATAGAAGACATAGCTAGAAAAGGCCAGAAGATGTTACGGTCTTGGGTCTTAGATCATTGTCATGAGACAGAAACCTATAGGGGTTGGGTGTGCTTTAACTGTAACACAGGACTAGGCGCATTCAAGGATGACTTGCAGAAGGTTAGTAATGCCTGTAAGTATCTTGAACAACATGAAGCTAATCTAAATAAAGGAACTAATACTAATGACTAAGTGGACAGTACCAAGCACCGGAGATATATTTGGTATGGCGGAAGACTTTGAGAAGGAGATGAACGTAGACAATTTTATTGATGAATGTTTTGACCCAGTAACTAAGCCTTTACATTACAACACAGGTGGTGTAGAATGTATTGACTACATCAAGCAAGTCTTAGGCACTGAGGGTTTCATTGCGTACTGTCATGGTAATATGATTAAGTATCAACACCGTCACAGATACAAGAACAACCCTGTTGAGGACATGGATAAAGCCAACTGGTACATGCAGAAGATGCGTGAAGCAATGAAGGAGATCCACAAGTGAAGCCATACGATCAGGGTAAGGAAGCCTTCAAGTCAGGCAAGGTAGGCAATCCTTACGGTGCTAACACACGACCTAACAAAGATTGGGAGTTCGGTTTTAATACTGAGTATTTCAAGAACTTAGAAAAGATAGTAGCACATGAACAAGCCCATCAATCTTGAACAGGAAGCTAAGACTTACACTCGTAAGAAACGTAACCCAAACATGATTAAGCCCCTCACCGCCCGAAGGTATCTAGCAGGGCAAGCTCTTGCTGGGATACTATCAGGTAGTAAGGGGCCATTGAATATGTCTGAGGTAAAGCGTTCGTCATACGAGTGGGCAGACTTTATGTTAGATGAGGATGATTAGTTTAGGCCAAAGCCTTGGACTACTGCTCTATAGTTATCTTTTTGTATTAAGATGTTGATCAAGTTTAACTTTGACAATGCGTCTTCTCTTTTGTACACATCTTCTAAGCTACCAGTAATCCCTAAGAACTTCATTGCTTCTAGGGCTTTCTTTTTGTTGCTAGGCTTAGATAAAACCCTAAGCATAGTTAAGCTTTCTGGCATGTGTCCATCATCAAACAATGCTTTAACATTACCTTGAACTTCTTTCTGCATGTCAGCTACAATCTGTGCTTTCTTTTTTTGTTCCATATCAAAGAAGTCTGGGTATTTGTTTAAATATTTTATAGCAGCAATCTCAAAGTAAGGGTTGACTAAGCTTTGCATTTTTCTTTTGACAATAGCAGGGCCATCAAACTTTGTAGCTTTCCAGCTAGGTATACCTGCAGCATTCATCATCATCTCCGCAGAGATAGGTTCTCCTGACTGCCTAAACATTATTTGTTTGCTTATCTTTGTCGGTGCAGTCCTACCAAACACATCAAGTTTTCTTGGCAGATCAGAGTATGTTTCTTCTGATCCAGCGGGTGTAACACCGCCAACTAAACCATCAATATATTTTATGTAACCTTGGTATTTATACTGTGCCATATTTAAATCAGGTGCGCCACTTTGATCAGTAAACAATTTGTAAAACTCGTTGACTGGTTCTACGTGTCTAGTAAGCCCTTGACCAGCACGTGCTATAAAAGGCCCAAGCACTGCGTCAACTATACCCATGTAATCGTCATCTTGAATTTCTCTTAAAAGAGCCTCTCCGAAAACAGCAATACTTTGCTCAGTCACATTTTCCATATCTCTAATTGCTTGACCTCCTAATTGAAGGCCAAGCTCTGTAATTAAATCTACTGGAATCTTATCAAAGTTAAGGCTAATAAGATTATCAAACTCTCCCATAGTAGCATGAGCTAAAATTTGAGCAACAAGTTGTATTGTAGAGTTGGGCCAATCATATTTTATATCAGCAATAGAACCATCATTAAGGACTTGTTGATTATATGCTAAACCATTCTTAACACGATAAGCTGCAGTGTTTTTTTGTTCATGAGGTAGCATGTCAGTATCAGTGTCTGACAGTCCGTAAGTTGCTAAACCTATCGTACTGAAACCAACAATAGTTTTACCTAATATTTCAGATCCTTCTCTTGTTACAAAGTCTATCTCTTTACCTGTTGCCCTCATCAT